AGATTAATAACAATCGAACGTAAAGGAATAAACAAAGATAATACTGGTAAAAAGATATGTATTATAGGCAAAGGAATAACATTTGATTCTGGTGGATTATCTATAAAACCTATACAATATATGATGGATATGAAATATGATAAAATAGGTGCTGTTTATGGAGCATATGCATTATTGGAATTAATGAAGGATAGTAATATGAATAATCATACATTAATTGGTATATTTCCATTTGCAGAAAATGCAGTTTCAAGTAAAGCCATGCGTCCAGGTGATGTAATTAAAAGTTACATTGGTAAAACTGTAGAAATAACTGATCCTGATGCTGAAGGCAGATTAATATTAGCAGATGCTTTTGGATATGCACAAAAATTAAAACCACATATGATTGTTGATATAGCTACATTAACAGGTGCAGCAGAAGAAATAAATTGTTATCATTCTGGTTATTATTATGCTACTCCAGATAAGTGGAAAATAGAGATAGAAAAAGGTACAGATAAAATTGGTGAAAGAATGATTGCAATGCCTACATGGGATAATTATGATAGTGTATTAGATAGTCCTGTTGCTGATTTTGCAAATAGTCCATATAGTTGTAGTGATTCATTTACAGCTTCGTTATTTATAAAACAGTTTGTACCAAAGAAAACACATTGGTTACATATAGATTTATCACATGAAATAGAAGGTTCAATTCCTCGAGGGCATGGTATTAGATCTATAATAGAAGCGGTAAATATATGGTGTAAATTATATACAAAGAAATAAATGAATAAAATATGAATATGTTTTAAAGTTTATTTAATAAAAGGAAAATATAAAATGGAGATAGATAAATTATCACCTGTATTATTTGTTGATGCAAGTTATTATGTTTTCTATAGATTTTATGCAACACTGAGATGGTATGGATTTAGACATGCAAACGATGATGAAGATGAATCACTAAAAGTATTACAGAATGTTACAGAAAAGGCAGATTTTATTGAAGCATTTGTTAAACATATTACACAGGATATTAAGAAATGGCGCAATGAATGGAAGATTAAAAATGGGAATATTTTCTTCTGTTTTGATTGTTCAAGACAAGATATTTGGCGTAATAAATACCATAATAATTACAAAGGTACACGAGTGCATGCAAATACTTTCGATAGTAATATCTTCCCACAATTTTATGAGTGGTTTGATAAAAATCATAAAAATTTCGGCATTGAACCATTAAGTGTTAACAACTTAGAAGCAGATGACGTTGTATATCTATCAGTACAAAAAGTATTAAGTCTAGATGATGAAATTAATGTAGTTATTATTACAAATGATAATGATTATTTACAGATGCGCAATGAAAGGATTAAAATTGTTAATGCTCAAGGACATGATTTAGTAAAAAGAAGTATTGGTACACCTGAACAAGATTTAATTTACAAAATTATTCTGGGTGATGTTAGCGATAACATTCCATCTATTTGTAAAAGAATGGGGCATATCACAGCAAAACGGTTAGCATTAAGTACAAAAGAAGAAAGAGATCAATGGATATCTAAAAAGGGGAAGGAATGCGAAGATGCGTATAAATATAATGAACGACTTATATCATTCCAATATATTCCAGAAGAATATTGTGAAATTTGGCGTAATAAATATGAATGGAAATGTATCTAAGATATTAATTATAATTGTAGCTACATATTGATAATAATTGAAATACTTATTTTTGTATTTTTCTTAAATAAAAATTGATTTAAAGAAAACACAGAAAGTGATATAAGGACTACGTGTTCATTAGGTTGGTTTAAATAGAAAAAAAATGGAAAACCAAGATGATTTATGGAAAATATTAGATGATTTGCGTTCTAATGATAACGATAATGACAATGTAAGCGAAGGTAGTCCTACATTAACATTTACACATACGGATAGTGATATTACAAATGATGAAAATCATTGTGAAACATGTGGTAGTATGAATTTAATAGTAGATGAAGGGCAGCATGTATGTTTAACATGTAATTCAATTCAAAGTCGTGTAATTGATTCAGGAGCTGAATGGCGATATTATGGTGCAGAAGATTCTCGTGATGGAGATCCAACGCGTTGTGGTATGCCAACAAATGATCTATTACCTAAATCATCTATGGGGTCTGTTATTGGAGGGCGTAGAGGGGACAACAAAGACATACGGCGTATTCGTATGTATCAGATGTGGAATTCAATGCCATATTGGGAAAGAACATTATATAATGTATTTGATCAAATAGCAAATAATACAGCGAATCATGGTATTCCAGCTAAAATTTTAGATGATGCAAAAGTATTATATAAAAGAGCTAGTGAGAAGAAAATAAGCAGAGGTGAAAACAAAGAAGGTTTGATTGCTTCTTGCATTTATTATGCATGTTTAATTAATAAATTACCTAGATCACCAAAAGAAGTCGCGCGAATGTTTCATATAGATCCAAATATTTTAACGAAAGGTAATTCACGTTTTCAATCATTATTACAAATGAATGTAGATTCTTCAAATCCAGATGATTATATTTCAAGGTTTGGTTCAAAACTAAAGATGGATTATGGCGATATTTTAAGATGTAAAGAATTAGCTACAAAATTAGATGAATTAGAGATTGTATCTGAAAATGCTCCAACAAGTGTCGCAGCAGGTGCAATCTATTATTATTGTATTAATAATGATTTAGATTTTACCAAAAAACAAATAGCAGATGTTTGTGAAGTTAGTGAAGTAACAATTACAAAATGTTATAAACGATTACAAAAATACAAACATCTTATTGAATAAATTACGTATTGTATTCTATGCTGGTATAACTATTTCTTTTTGTATTTCTAAGTTTTTCTTATGTTTTACAGTATTTTGATGTCTTTCAAAATTACCTTTTAGTACTTCAATATTACAAACTTGACACATAACATGTGGTTGTTTATATGCTACATATGTACCCTCTTCCTTTTTCTTCTTTGTCTGGGCTCTTATTTGTTCATTCATTTTTAGTCGTGCTGCTTCCTTCTTTGCAGCACGTTCAGCGTCTTTACGTTGTTTTTCTTCTTCTGTTTCCTCTTGTTTTTTCTTTTCACGTTCTAATTTGAGCTTTTCATTGTATTTCTTATTATATTCTTTCATATATGCTTTATAATACTCTTTATGATTCTCCTTGTACTCCTTTAGTTTTTCTGCATTCTTTTCACGATAATTTTTATTATATTCTTTAATATGATCTTTGTTCTTTTCTGAATATTCTTTTTGATATGTAAGTTTTTTTTCACGATTATTATAATAAATATTTTTCATACGTTCACATACTCTTTTTTTGTTGATATTATACCAATTCTTTTTAATATTGCTAATATAATCCTTATTTTTTAACCTATAATTTTTCATAAGATCTTTTATACGCAATTTATTTTTCTCTCGATATTGTTTCATAATTTTAGTACAATATTCTTTATTTTCCTCTTTCCATTCTGTAATAGTACGTGTTGGAATAATTTTATTACCAATTGGATTCAATTCCTCAATCCAATATCTCTCTCTCTTTTCTAGCTCATGTTTTGATGAACACGGATATGACTCTATTAGCTCTATTTTTAATTTTTCCCATCCACCATTTTCATTAATACATTTGTATACATAAGCAGTTGAAAATTTAGAATTATATTTATGTAATGTATAACGTACAGATAATTTATTTTTTGTAGATCCAATATAAACTAAACCAAGATCATCATGAACTAATTTATAAATCTTACCAGTATTATATTTATTATCAATATATGAGCTTATATTTCCTTTAATATTATATATATTTAATTCATTTTTCAAATTATTAATTCTTTCTATAATAGATCTTTTAGTAATATAATTATATTTTTCAATTAAATTACAATTAATTTTTTTCCATCCTCCATTATTATTAATAAATACATATAATGGATTGTAAATATGAATATTTGATGCATGTTTATGATATTTTATTTGTTTTGATAGTGAATTAACAGTAGACCCAATATGTATGATACCATAATCTGAATGTATGAATGAATATATATTGACATATTGTGTAGAATTTTCGACCATTTTATTCTATTTTTCTTATATCTTCAAATCTTTAAATAATGGTATGTAATTTTTCAGAAATCTTCATTAATGAAGTTCAATTTTTCAGGCACACTTGATTCTCCTGGGTTAAATGAGATTCCCGATCTAGAATAAAATGATACTCGGCGTTCAAAGAAATTTGTCTTCGTATCAATAGCCGATTTTTCCATGAAACTGAAAGGGTTAGCTTTCTCATAGATACGTGAATAACCTAGTTGAACCATTAGACGATCAGCAATAAATTCGATGTAATCAGTCATGAGGGTTTCATTCATACCAATCATAGAACAAGGAATAGATTCAGTGATAAAGTGACGTTCAATTCTAACTGCATCTTCCATCATAGCGCGAACAGTTTCTTCAGGAACCCTATTAAGAAGTTTGGAATATAGAAGAATAGCGAATTCAGTATGTTGAGATTCATCACGTGCAATAAGTTCATTTGCAAAACTTAGACCAGGAAGGAGACCACGTTCGCGTAGCCAGAAAATTGCACAAAAACTTGCTGAGAAGAATAGACCTTCAACAATTGCAAACGCAATTAGACGCTGTGCAAAAGTTGCCTCCTTGTCTTGAATCCATTTAATTGCCCAATCTGCTTTTTCTTTGATTGCCGGATAATTACGCACTGCATTAAATAATTCGTCTTTTTCTTTGTGATCTTTTACATATGTATCAATAAGAAGAGAATACGTCTCACTATGAACAGATTCCATTGCATCTTGGAAAGCATAGAAAGCACGCACTTCAGGTTTTGGAATTTCAATAGAAAAACGTGATGAAAGATTTTCCATTACAATACCATCACTTGCAGCAAAAAATGCTAAGATATGATTGATAAAGTGTTTTTCATTATCTGATAGTTTATCAAGATCAACTAGATCTTGTGCAAAGTTAATTTCGTCAGCAACCCAATACGCAGATTGAGCCTTTTTAAACATTTCAAAAACATCAGGATATTCGACTGGAAACATAACATATTTATTCTTAGTCTCGGTTAGTAGAGGTTCGGGAACATTCATTTTGGAGAATACAAATTAATTTTATTCTAAAATTCTTAAAAGAAAATAGTTGCCAAATCCTTATCTGCGTTTATGTATTTAAGAAAAATTTACAAAACTAGTACACGAGACTAAAGCGAAAATTAAATGAATTTTCCAAAAATTGCGGTAGTAATATCTACATGTTCAAATGAAAAACAGTTCTTCGATAAATTAATCGAACAATGTCGCATATTTGCATCACAAATAATTGTTTCACTTGGATCATCATTACACGATGGATCATATGAAACAGAAGAAGCAGAATATATACAATATTTAACACAAAATGAAACCTACAGAGATATCTTGTTTGTTAATTATGAAGTAACCAAAATAATCGAATATAACCCTTTAAAAAGACGTCCTCAAGCATTCTGGGCTAATATAGCTAGAATGGCTGGTGCTATGAATATTAATGAAGATATAGATTGGATAATGTTCATAGACGGGGATGAAATACCTGAAGGAGATATATTCAAAACATGGTTAGAAAATACAGTATTAGATCAAAATTGTAGCTACAAATTTGCTAATTATTGGTATTTCCGTGATGTTATTTATCAAGCAGATCAATGGGAAGATTCAATATTAATGGTTCCACGTAAACCATTTTTAGATAAAGAAACAAACATGGTATTGATGCAAGATGATGAAAGAGATGCAATAGCTGTATATTTTAATTGCATTCGTAATGTATTATCAAAAGAAGGTAAACCAATGTTTCATCATTTTTCATGGGCAAGAACAAAAAAACAAATTTTAAAAAAGATTCAAACATGGGGTCATCGGGATGATAAGAATTGGATAGAATTAGTTGAGGAAATGTGGTCTAAACCATTTGATGGTAGAGATTGTGTTCATAATTATAATTATACAATAGTACCTAACGTTTTTTCATTATTATTATCTGATTGATATGGCTGATGAGAAATATTAATAGGAAGTTCTTTCTTAGAGTTATAAATTTCAAAGTAATATTTCATACCACAAAGAACAGTATTAGTACAAATACTATAACCAGCAGAAAGAAATACTGCAGGATGATTAATCAGAATACCAAATGTGAAATTTAGAATAACACCTATATAGAATAAGAAGATCATTAACCAACTTAGATCAGTAGTAGATTTAGTAACCCAACATTTATAAATTTGAGGTATAATTGATGAGCTAGTAATAATACCACCGAAAACTCCGATAA